TTCCCAAATGCGTTTGCGATTGGCAATATATGGTTCACGTAAAATAAAGACATAATCAATATTCGTCCGTAAATTCGGTGGAATACCTAATGGATACTGCATTGTAATAATAAGCATAATTTTCCAGTGCCGCCCGTTCATAAAAAGCAATCGCATCATTTTATCTTTTGTCCACGTGGCATCATATAAACAATCATCTAAAATAACAAAAGCACGAGGATCAATATTACAGCGACGAAATTGTTCCATTTCTTTTTTAACTTGTTTTAGAACCGTTTTTTGTCGCTTGAGAATATTTTCAATGATAGAAGTATTATATTCTTCGTGAATAAAGAGTTTTGGAACATGAGAACTATAAAATCCATTACCAGCTTCAGTTCCGGAAATAACTGTGCCTATTGGAATATCTTGGTGATGAAATAATAAATCCCTGACTAAATAACTTTTACCTGTATCACGACGACCAATTAGGACAACAACAGGACCTTTATTTTCATCCGGTTTAAAACTAATATGTCGCATATCAAATTTTTTTAATTCTAATGTCATTTAATGTTTAAAATGCTTTAAGAAAATAAAGAAAATGAAATACCGCACAAGAATATTAAAAATAAATATATAAAACAGTAATGAGTTAAAAAACAAATAAATTATATATAATACAAGTAATAATGGAGTTTAACTATAGAAAGGACGATAATCATAGATTATTCAAGAGTTTAGAGAGAAATCCTATATTTGGTATTGAGAAACCTCAAAATTATATTCCTCTTTATGATCGTTACTTTTCATTAACCCAAAATAACTACAAACACATTGGATTAAACAATCCATTACGATTAGAATCCCTCATTTCGCAAGAAACCAATAATATTTTTGATTGTAGCATTAAAAATGATATTTCTAAAGATACTGAAGAGAGAAAAACATATTTAAAATTTAGTCCATTATTAGATCCTTTAAAATATTTAATTGGAAAATACAATACAGAAGACCCAGCATTGTTTAATTTACCAACATTGGACTCAATAACAGATTCATCTAACTCTATTATTAATGATTGTAACCCTAAGATAAAAGATTACAACAATACTGCTTATGTTGATAGTTTTTTTACTTACTTAACAAGTCAACTGTATCATAAACATGGTTTTTTAAATGGAGTAGATTTTTATGGTTCTTTCTTGGCAATAAAAACTGATTTTAGAATTAATATTATTGATGATATAGATTATCTAAATGATTCTACATTTTTTAGGAAAAACGATAAAATTCTATATGAATTAGAGCATATTGATGTAGATAGCTTAAATACCGATACACGAAATTATAGAAGAAAAATTGTCATAGAAAATAATGAAGATAGAGAGATTGGTACAAATATATTAACCTTATCTGATATTTGTGATATTGATAAAATAGAAACAATTGTTTCACAGGAAATAAATATTGAAAATGATATCATGAAGGATATTTGTGATTTTGAATTAACACCTACCGATATTGATTTGGCATTAAATAATAATGACAATGAAAATGAAAATGAAAAAACAAAACTACAAAGTGAAACAAGTTCTTGTTCTTCCAGAACATCAAATACATCAGGTTCATTTAATGATGATTTCAATAATGGTGATATTAATAACGATGAATGTGATAGTGATGAATGTGATAGTGATGAATGTGATAGTGATGAAAACGACAATGATTATGAAGATTGTAGTGATAGTGATGATGATAGTGAAGAAGGCGATGATGATGAGCTCATTGCAAAAATTAAATCTTTTCCAGTTCAAGTTATCTCTCTTGAACATTGTGAAAATACACTTGATGATTTAATGAATGACGGAGATATTACCGATGAAATATGGGATTCTATTGTAATGCAAATTTTATTTAGTTTAATTACTTTTCAAAATGCGTTTCATTTAACACATAACGATTTGCATACAAACAATATAATGTATTCTAAAACTGATAAAACATATTTATATTACAAGATAAATCATACTCATTATAAAGTACCAACATATGGTAAAATTTATAAAATTATAGATTTTGGAAGAGCAATATATAAATTTCGTGGACAAACATTATGTAGTGATAGTTTTGCAAAAGATGGTGATGCTTCAACTCAGTATAATTGTGAACCTTATATTAATGATAAAAAACCGAGATTAGAACCAAGTTATAGTTTTGATTTATGTCGGTTAGGTTGTGCGTTGTATGATTATTTGGTTGATGAACCCAAGACGAAAATAACAAAGATTATGTTAGAATGGGTGAATGATGATAAGGGACGTAATATTCTTTATAAGAAAAATGGCGATGAACGTTATCCTGATTTTAAGTTGTATAAAATGATTGCGCGAACAGTAAGTAAACATATTCCAATGAATGTATTACAAAAACCTTATTTTGAAAAATTTATTGTAAAAAAGAAGGATATTAAAAAAAATACCAAAATAATGGATATTGATAGTATTCCTTGTTATGTATAAAAAAATAAAAAAGTCATGAGACCCTTTTTATTTTTTCGTTTATTCGTTTATTCGTTTATTCGTTTATTCGTTTATTCGTTTATTCGTTTATTCGTTTATTCGTTTATTCGTTTATTCGTTTATGCATTATAGAATACCCTTTCCACGCAGTCCATTGCTGTTTCTGTTAATGAAAGTTCGTCGCCAAGTATGTTCATTGATTCTTCCACTCTAACTTTGCTCCATCCAGTCATTTGATTTTCCATCTTCATGATGCTGGCGCTGATTTTTTCAATCATTTGTTCGCTCAAATAATTTTGATAGGCCACGCGCATTATACGCTTGTCATTGTTGCTGAGGCGCTGTTGTTTGTTTTCCATCGCAACCCAATACCAAGGGTCATCGTAAACAACTTTTGCGTTGCCGTTGGCGAAGATGCGTTGTTGAAAGTTGTATGCGACGATGTTGTCATACCAGGCGCTGAAGTAAACAAACGCTTTGTACATCGGGTGACCACAGCGCCGGCTTTCTCTTTTCATATGGATAATACTTACTTTATATACTCTACCTAATTTTTGCCGATCAAAGATATCAATGATTAACTGTTCGTCGACCCATTGGGGAAAAACGCGCGGGATTATCAATGACAGGTCTTGTTCTACGACGACTTTGGCTTTGTTGGCGGTAGCGGTGGCGGATTGACTCATTTTATAAATATTCGGTTCACTTGTTTCGTTTCTTGGGTGGGGGGGTGTTACTATTATAACAAAGTAATAAAAGTATTTCAATTTTTTGGTAATGTATTATTATTTTATTGTTTTTCGATTTTTTTAAATTAAAAAAAATAGTGACAGTGTTCCATTTCGTTAAAAAAAAGTGGTTGATACCACTCTACTTCCTTTTTTTTTGGGACAAGCCTTTATTTGGTGGGTTACATACATATAATATAATACAATTGTTATGAAGTGTTTTTTCTTATCTATTTTTTATTCGTTAGCAATGGGTTGTTGTGATTCTAAGTATTCAAGAATGTCTGCGTCTTTTTCAAATTGTTCTTCAGCAAACCCACCATAAATACCTCCACCAGCGACATTCGTTATAGTGTTGTCGTAGTGATGCCAGTATTGAATTGCGGTAAGTGGTGTTCTTTCTACTTCCTCCACTTTATCTTCTTCTAGGTAAACGAATTTTTTGACAATGTGAATCACCTCGTTGGTAGAAATGTAAGCAGGGACGAGTGCTTTTACGACATTTACACTTGGATACAAAATGTTGTAGCAGGTCTTCATATGAATGTCTACATAGCGCTCTCGTTCGCCTGAAATAGCAATGGTCAGGAGCTCTTTTCCTAACCCCTCGTCCATAAAGAATGCTACTAACTGTTCATTGTATTTACCGAGTTCTTCGTATTCGGTATAGAGACGATGGTTCGTGAACGTGTAAACAATCCACAACACGCTTGTGAAATCAATGTGGTCGGTTACGGTAGAGTCCCACAACTCATACATGCCGGATACATTCTTAGTTTCCAGCAGATTCATCAATTGTTCAACTGCTCCAATCAATTTTTCTTTTTCACATGCTTCTAACTCAGCATGTTCATCATATTCAAATGCGTAATCGTAGTTATATCTATCACGCAGACCGGGCATTTTCATAATGTCTTTGCTAACTTCCGACAAAATGAATTCAATACATTCTGCATACTCATTGTGCTTTTTTTTTTGGATTAAATCCAAGTGAAAACCATTCAGATAATTGCGAATGACATTGGGTAAAATCATTCTATGTATAAAGAAATACGAAATGTCATCAATGTCAACACACCAGCAATCCACATCTAGTAACTTATCTCGTGGATGTGTATGAATGCCTTCATCGGGTAGTGGGAAGCAACTTGTATGTCCTTCAACTTCTTCCTCTAATAAGCTTTCACATACTGTCTTGGAAATTGGTTGAAGGAATTGTACAAACCCATTATTTTCGTTTGCGTCGTAGGCGTCCCCATCAAAGTGAAGAACACCTGATTTTTCCCATCCTCTTTCACCAAATCTTTCCGGAGAATAATTTGTGTCATCGCCATAAAAGACAATATGGCGTTCTTTCGAAGAGTTCCACCAGATAGTGAAGAGATGTGATTGTCTCCTAACAATATCATACGGTTCAAACGCACTACACAAATCCTCGCCAATGGCGGTATCAACAAACTTTCCACGCATCTCAAGTGGTTCAACTCCGTTGTTTTTGGCGACTAACCACTTATAGTGGAAGTCACACATACTTACATTTACTTCTTCGTCTGGAACAGGTCCGATTTTCATGTTTCGCTTCATGAAAATCACCTTTCGGTCTTTTACGTCATATTTGGAACAATATCCAAACTCAGCGGCGGCACACTGTGGCTTATTATCTTGGTTCTGGTTCTGGTTCATTTTGAACAAATCGGAATAATACGATACGATTTTACTTGTCGTTCGTTAGGGGTTACTCTGAGTATAAATTCTAAAAAGTATTTCAATTTTTTAGAATTTAAAAAATATGAGGTATAATAATTATTTATTTTCGATTTTATTCTTTTATTAAAAACCAGGCGTATCTGTAAATACATTCGTTACTGTTTTAATAACAGATTCAGATGGCATAAATTCACTTATTATATATAACCCAACCATTGCGCTTAAATATACAATAAGCGTATCACGAATTAAATCCTTTACTTCTTTTTTATCCTTTTTTATCATTCGCATTTCCACAAATTTCATTAATAGATAAATAAATGCAATAATACCTGAATGTATAATATATTTTTCCATATATTTATAAAAATAAATAATGTATATTTTCATAACGCATTATTTTATATTATTATAAATGTAAAATAATGAAGTAAATATACATATGTATAAAAATTAAAATATACAAATTATATTTTTTAAGAGAGAACTTCAAAATCTAACACTGGTGGTGCCAATTCAACTGTTGAGGATTTATTCAAATCATTCACATCAAATACATCTAATTTAACACTATCACCAATAACTAAACGTTCGCTTTCATCGTCGTCATCGTCAGCATCATTTCCGATATTAAAATCTGACGTCTCGCGTTGTTTTTCTAATTTTTCTAAATTTTCTTCATTCTTTGAAACAGTGACAATTGTTTCTTTACCGGAATCGTCTAAAACTTTATCATTGTCAGAAAAAGACAGTTTTCCGTTTTGGTCATTTGTAAAATCAGTGGTTTGTTTAAATTCTTCAATTGTTTCTTTTGTAATTGGTGAAGATGTAGTAGATATAATTTCATTATTAGTATTATTTTTGCTCTCACTCATCGTTTCAGAATTTGTAGTAGTTTCTTTTTTCATTGGTTCTGGTTGAACTTCAACATCAGACAATGGTTCTTCTACTTCTTTTACTTCCACGTCTTGTTCTTCGGTTTCGTCCATATAGGAACGCAATATATGTTCTACTGGGACACTATCACGAATCGTATTTAAAATACATTCTTTGACAATAAGTTCAAGTTCACGATTATTTTTCTGAACTTGCAGTGGTTGTATATTTTTTTCAAATAAATAAATATTCATATACATCTTTCGCGCAATGTGCGTATAAATTTTATGAATAAATTCACTTACAGAAGGAATATTAATGTCTATTTTCTTTTGTTTGCTACCAACACGAACACATGTTAATGCCTTTAATTGAATAATATGAACACATGTAATTAAATCTTCTAAATAAGAACACCCTGAGGTTTCAATAATGCGGTCTCTCTCAGTATCAATAATCGTTTGATTCCATTTTGGGACCCGTGTAAGAAAATTTTGAAAGGTCATCAGGTATTTGTCATTTTCATTATTATCCTTACATAATTTAACGGCCTCGTCAAATATAGATTTTAATCCTTGCGTCACACTAGGTGTAAGAATAGTCAACAAACGAGCACACCATTCATTTTTTGATTCAGTTAAACTACTAACTGAAAAATCATCCATATTTACATAAATGATATATTTTCTAAATCATAATTAGAACGTAATAAAATGAAATTTAACATAAACAATATAAATAATTTTTCATTTCTAAAATCTTTTTTTACTCTGTTAAATAAAAGTATCATTTGATATCTTTGAATTGGTTCAAATACATCATTGTTCTCTAAATAAGAAATGATATCTAACCCACTATATCCTTTTTCATATAAATCACTAGTAATATTTTTTATTTTGTTTGTAATTTCGTCATTAATAACAGTATTATTATTGCTATTATCAGTTGTACATACATTATTCTCATTGAAATCATTAATTATTTTTTTTAAAAAAATGTTTTTTGTATGGTTTTTTACAGTTTTAATTAAAAACGTATTATTTACAGAAATTTGGTGAAGATTAACTACTTTATCTTTGATCTTAGGTTCATACACATATAGTTCGCAAAATCGTGATAATATCGGTTTTAATAATTTATATTTATTTTCAATAATAATGAAAAACCGAGTGGTATGGCTAAACAATTCAATACATCGTCTAAGTGCAGATTGAGCGTCTATTGTAAGTTCATCAGCATTTGATAATACAATTGTTTTAAATTTACTAGTGCCTTCAATGTTTACATGTGTTTTTGCGAAAAATTTCAACTCATCTCTAATAAATTTAATACCCTTTCCGTGTGCACAATTAACATACATAACATAATTCTTTAATAATTCTTTATTACTGTTATAAATGTTATTTATAAAATTATGAACGATGGTTCGTTTTCCACTACCACTTTTCCCGTGAAAAATAATATTTGGAATGTTTTTTGAGCTTAAAAATAAATCTAATTTTTCTTTTATTTCGGGATGATAACAAACAAGATTGCTCATTATATTAGAATTGATAGTGTATTTAATATGGTATTTAAAGCATTTTTAAATCATAATAAATTGTTTTAATATTTAATATGATATAAATTATGATATAAATTATGATATAAATTATGATATAAATTATGATATAAATTATGATATAAATTTATTGATTAAATACAGTAATCAAATCATTTAAAGTGTAACCTTCATTTTTCGCAATAGCAGATAATATAGACAATGAATATGCCAATGACATTTTAATATTATTTGTAATATCAAATTTTTCGGTTATTTCGTGTTCTTTCAATAGTTGTTGATAAATTAAATCTTCTTTAAGTAAAGCATATAATGTATCTTGTTTTATGGTGACAAATTGTTTTTGAACCTTTTCGTTAAATTTACTCAATTCATGATCTTCGTCAGTAAAACGCATATGTCCTTTAATTAATTGCGGCATAGTGTTGTATGGTATGGTTTAATATAATAGATAGAGTTGCGTTTAAATCTAAATCTAAATCTAAATCTAAATCTAAATCTAAATCTAAATCTAAATCTAAATCTAAATCTAAAAGCAAACACCATCATTAATATCAATGAGGCAACCCGACGACAATTGCGGTAATTGGGTAAATTCGGATTGCTTTAATTTATCTCTCATATCAATTAATAAATTCTTCCAAGAGAGATTAGACGATGATGATTTTTCCTTTAAGGAATTTAAGAACGCCCATGTCATTGCTCCCTGATATTTTTGTTCCATATAGGCATCTGCGCTTGTTTGCGTATCATTACACCCACTAATCATAATAACATTGCTATTAGTTTCGGTATCATTGTTATCGGTAGTAAAAGTATCATTTTCTAAACTATCCAAATATTGATATTTAAGATCTAAAACTGTCCCACTAAAGCAACAATCAAATAAGGCAAAGAGAGTAACACCCTTCTTCAAATGTAATTGAATGAGAGATTTTAATTCATCGTCCAAAATACCTTTAAGATCTGATGTAACTATCATTTCATCCTTGCCATCAT